GAGTTGGGAAGTTGGGACTTAAGAAAGGCCGTAGCTCAATATGGATCTCAGCTTGGGGAGGCCTTCATTCAGCTGAGGAGGGATTGGCACAACCAGACGGCGACGATGGTATCTACCGGGACTACCGACGGGAGTCGTCTTGCGATTGCTTCTCTTGAGGAACGGAAGGCTATGACGGCACTGGGAGTTCAGCTCGGAGATGCGTTTGTGCAGATGAGAAGAGACTATCAAGGGAATAAGTGGAAACTTCTTGGCCAGGCGATTGACGAGACCTCGAAGGCTATGATTACGAGGATCGAGTACAAGCGTGCTCTGGCCGCTGTAGGCATTGAGACCTACCGACTTGCGACTATTGCACTCTCGGAAGAGTCCGGAAAGAATCTCGAAATTGAGGTTTCAGACTCTAAGTGGGATCTCGATATGTTCCAGTATGGAGCTAACATGCTTGCTGCTGTTGGAGGTGGAGTTGCTGGAACTCAACAAAGGTCTCTCTCGCAACTTCAGACTGCTCTCGGGGGAGGTCTCTCAGGGGCTGCGGCTGGAGCTATGATCGGAGCTGAGAGCAATAACGCTGGATATGGAGCTGCGATCGGTGGGGCACTTGGAATTGCCTCGTCGTTCTTGCAGTAGGAGGGATTATGGATCTAGGAGACTTCTTCAGCTCTACAAGTTTCGGTCTCACAGATCTTCTTGGCCTGACCCATAGCAGCATGCCGACTATGGGAAAGTACTTGAAGAATCCTAAAGGGGATCTTATGACAGGAGTCAATACTGCGATAGATCCCACGGGAGTTGTCGAGGGAGGAACTCTGGAGCTTGGTGAGCATGCGCCAAAGGAACTTAATCCGGTTGTTCAGGTGGCTGGGCCACTTGTTGGGTCCGCTTGGGGTCCTGGTGGGGCAGCAGCTGGAAGTAGAATCTCAGATTTGTGGGTAGAGGGGAATACGGGAAGGAAGACCTTCTCAGACAATGAGAGTGCCGCTAAAGCGGGAGCGGCCGCGCTCCTCTCCTATCTGGGCTCGGCTGCCTTTGGCGGAGGTGGCGGAGCAGCAGGAGCCGGGACCGAGGGAGCGGGGGCCGGTGCGGAAGCGGGAGCTGTGGCCGGGGGAGAAGCAGGAATGGGAGCAGGGGTTGGTGCTGGAGCGGGAACTGTTGGGGGATCAGAAGTAGCTACTGGTGCAGGTTCGGCTGGAGCAGGCTCGGCTGGTACCGTAGGCGTAGGGGAGACTGGATCTCTTGCGATGGCTCACGTGCCAACTGCGGAGGATTTTTATGGAGACATACTTATGAAGGGATCTATGGTTGCAGGAAAGTTGAACTCGGCTCCTCAGCCCGTGGAAGCTCCTCCGGCTACGCCTAGGAGACCTCCTCAGATGATCCCAGTAGACGTGTCACCAAAGGCGACTACTACTGGTCTTAGTACCGGTCTCTCCTCGGCCACTGGCAGCAGTCTGCTGGTGAATATGCTCTCAAACAATGCGCTCAAGAAGCGTATAGGGAACTTTTAAGGAGGTGGTGAGATGCCCATAGGTGAATGGTTTTCGAACTTTAATGCGACAGCAAGCGCTCCCGAGAATCGGGACAAGTTGATGCTGTTCGCGGCACTGGCAGATAAGCTGGGCCAGGGAATCACTAAGGGTGATCCGACAGCTAACCCAGCTGGAGGAATTGCCACTGGAATGATCCAAGGTGCGGCTCAGGAGAAGGCTAATGTGGCTAAGGCTAGGCCGGATGCAGCAAAGGTGATTGAGGGAACTAAGGCCTATACTGGACTGTTGAACCAGGCAGGAAAGTACGCTGAGGCTTCTGGAGATATTTCTCCTCTTACTCAGGCTCTACTCCAGCGACCAGGTTTTGCTGCTGGGAAGATGTTCCAAGAGGAGCCTGTTCTCGAAAACCCTACGGTAGGGCCAGGAACTTTTAGTGAGCCTCAGATCCAGGCTCGTCAGATCTCTGACGCGCTTGCTATGGCTCTTGGTCCTGAAGGAGTAAACAACGCCTGGAACATAGGACAGGGAGAGAGGAAGCTAGACCAGGTCGGGAGGCAACTAGATCTTCAGGCTGAGGAGCTCCCTGGGATCAACGCTACGCGGACTGAGCAAGTGGCTGCTTCTCAGTTTGAGCGGTCTCAGGCAGGGCACCAGATGGCGATTGAGCGCGCTCAGGCGGCAGTAAAGGCTCAGATTGAGGGAGAGAAGAGCCGAGATCAAGCTAAACTTGATGCGGCTAATGCTGAGTTCAGTCTGTTGGATAAGGTGCAAATCCCAGATGAGTTCGCCTCCGCCCTTGGGGTTCCGAAAGGAACTGGATATGGATTTGTAGCTAGGCTCTACGGAGACAGGTTCGGTCCTATGGTCTCGGACGTTAGGCAGATTCAGGCTGGAAGAGAAGCACGATTTGCGGCCGCGTCCGCTGCCGGCGAGCAGCAGAAGTTCATGAAGGCCTATGGACTGTTTGAGTCAGTTAATGAGGCGATCCAAAAGTATGTTCCTCCTATCACCGTTGAGCAGTGGGGAGCACTGGATCAGCTTACTCGAGCAGGCTATGCAGGGAGAGGGATTAGGCCCGTAAGTAGTGAAGAAGCCAAGGCCAGCCTGAACTCACTGAGGGCTCTGGAGTTCCAGCGAGATGCATTAGGCGAGTCCGTCTATGGGCCGTCGTGGAAAGAGTTCTCAACAAAGCTGAAGGGCACGAAAGTCTCAGAGGAGAATGTAGTCGACGAAGATGCGCTGAGGAAAACTCTTCGTGGATCTAAAGTAGATACTGGAACTAGTCAATGGTTCCAGCAGCTTTTCGGTGGGGGATCACCTAAGAAAACGTCCGGAGTTACTGGGGGATTCTAATGAGAGTGAGACTGAAGAGTGGAGAAGTAGTTACTATCCCTGACGGGCTAACGCCTGAGCAGACCATGGCTGAGCTGGATCGTGCGTCTCTGCCTAAGCCGACAACACTGGGATACGTAGGCGGGGCACTAAAGGAAGGTGCTCTCAGGCTAGCCGAGCTGGGAATGAATGCCTCAGACGTGATGGATGATCTCCAAAAGTCTGGGGCTATAGATCCAGCAGCTATTGCTGGAGGACCTACTGAGACCTACAAGCAGAATGTGCGAGCTGATATAGCTGTGGAACGAGCCACGCCTAGTTCAAGGGCTTATAAGGTTCACTCTGAGGCTCTTCCTTGGTATGGAAAGTTGGGCACGGGAGCTCTTGAGTTCTTGCCTCAGATGCCTCTGTATGAGGCCTTCGGAGGGGCCGCGCTAAAGGCGGCGAGTGGGATTCCTAAGGTCGGGAAACTAGCGCAGGCCCTAGCTCCAGTGGCTGGAGATCCCTTTGTGAAGGGGTGGGGTCGGGCCGTAGGTCGGGCCGCAGTGAGTGGCGGGGCTACTGGATTTGTCGCAGGGGTTCCTGGAGGGACTCCGCTGAGCGAGAGGCTCACGGTGGCGGGAGAAGAGGCCGTTGGCTTTGCTGGCGCGGTGGGAGTTCTCCACCCTGTCGGGAAAGTTCTCGGGGCAGGAGCCAAGAGTCTCTGGAACAGAGGCGCGAAGAGGAGAGGAAAGCTGGCCCCTGAAGGAGAGTCTCAGATCGAGGAGACGGTTCAAGCTCCAGCTGAGCCCGAGATCTCTCCTATCGTAATTACCCCTGAGGAGGAAGAGGTAGTTCGGCTTCGTGTCTCTAAGAATGACTTTAAGAGATTCAAGCGTCTTGGGTATAACCGTGAGGACCTACTTGGGATGGAGGGAGGAGAGTTTGTCTCCATTCTGAAGGAGCGGAAAGTTAAGTCTAAGATAGAGTCTGCGCCTGAGACGCCAGAGACTATACAAAGTGAGATGGAACCAGTAGGCGCTAAGCAGGAAGGAGGACTTGAGGCGCCGAAACAAGAAGTAGAGCAGCCTGACACCTCTAATCAAAAATTGAACGTAGGGAGAGACCCGGCTAAGATTCGCTATCTTCAGATGGCAGGGTGGCAAGGAAAAGAGATTAGGAAGATGACTCCCGAGGCCTTCGAGGAAAACTATCGAATGGCTAGGGAGGCCGGTCAGGCAACTAATACTCCCGAGGACATAAAAAGAATCTCTGTCTTCGAAGAAAAGATTCTAGGCAAGAAAGAGGAGAAGGCGTCCATTACTGAGGCATTTAAAGAGCCGAAAGACCTGGCTGAGGAAGAGAATTCCCTTAAGCTTCTCGATGAGGCCAAGCAGAGGTGGGCCTTCGAGGACGTGTCCGAGGAGGATGCTCAGGCTATAGCAGACCTCATCTTCGATGGGGTACCTGAGGCTGAGCCGATTCTCGAGGCTGCGGTGAAGAAGGCGACCAGTCCGGCAATCCGGGCTGAGACTGCCATGGAGAGGTTTCGCTCTAGACTTCAGGAGTTGCGGGACAAGGATGTAGTCGATGTGAAGAAACTCACCAAGGAGGAGACGAAGCTCTACAAGGCTGGAGAGGAGCCGGCAGAGGCTAAGAAACCTAAGACCCTCGCCGAGTGGGAAGAGTTTACCAAGGAAGGTGGGGACCTAGATCGAGAGCTAGGAATCGGAGAGGAGGGTCTAGAAGAAGATATCTCCTTTGCTAGACGCGCAGCGAAGATTTCGGTTCTTGATAATGAGTACGGGATGCTGGTCGGAGGAGGAGCGGAAAGTTTTAAGGAGGCTTTGAGTCGAGGTAAATTTCCTGAGGGAGCCTTCAGCTCAATTCATGACCGGAAGGTTCGGAGAGAGATCTCCGATCAAGATGCTGAGTTAACTTCTGCATACGGACAGTTAGATGAGATGAGACTGTCCGAGGCGGTAAAACAACTACGAGTTTTCGATGAGTATCCAGAGACCAAGAATATCAGGGTAAAGAAGTTCTCCGGCAGGATTAGTACTGGCTTCTTTGACTCATTAGACCAGACAGTCTGGGTACATGAGTATTTAACTAAGGAGTCTACGTTAGATACGATCTTACATGAGACCCAACACTGGGTTCAGTGGAAGGAGAACTGGTCTCTGGGAGGGAGTCCGGAGAACTATAGAGTTCTCCTTTCTGGTCTCAAGAGCCTAGAGAAAGTATATCTAGCCCGCGCAAAGAATGGAGTAAATGCAGACGCTTATCGGCATAGGTGGCAGTTAACTAGACAGCTTCAGAGTGAGTCACGGGCAGTTGAGACACGAATCAAGGAGATCGATGATGAGAGAGTAGCTTTAGAGAAGAATCTTGACGAGTTGCGCAAGCTCCTTTCATCTCGTGAGAGAAGTGGGGCAGACATAGAGGAGATTCTTAATCTTAGAAATACCCTCAATGCCGCAAAGGCTAACGGCAATCGTAGAATATCCAGCATGGAGAATAAGCTTAAGACTGCTCTTAGTATGTATTCTGATATAGCCTATGATGCCTATAGACTGATTGCAGGTGAGGCAGAGGCCTTCTCAACATCCGCCAGAAAGGAACTCTCAGATCTGGAGAGGTCCAGGCGAGACCCTTATGACTCTGCCGGAATCGCATCAGAGGTACCTCCGAGTGGGTGGATAAACATAGCCAAGGGAGTCGGTGATGCGACAAGCCTCATGGCCGAGAAGGTCTTGGCCAAGAAGAAGGAGGCTAATACTACTGGCGCAAAGGTTCTTCTCAGCCTGGAGAATGGAAAGACTCTTACGGAGATTTCCCCCGCTAGGCAGGCCTCAGCATGGAGACAGTACTTCTTCACGCCTCTGGAGGTTAACAAGGCTAATCCTATCGCAGACAGATATATCTTCGACTTGAATAAGGCTGAGCTAGGATATAGCCACTCGACTGCTCAGCACGGAATCACCTTAAGGGATGCCATAAGTGGTCTTAGCGACGTGGAGCAGGTTCAGGTCCGGCAGGTTCTAGAAGGAAAAGCTACCGGATCTCTTAAAGTTCAGGAGGCTGCACTAAAGGTGCGAAAGTTCCTAGACGTAATGAGAGAGAAGTATAAGCAACATCTCAGAGAACTCTACGCGAAGCATCTGAGCCCGGAAGAGAATGTAGCTCTGAGAGAGTTGATCCAGGGCCGAGACCTTGCAGTGGTCGCAGCTACACACCAGTACAAGTATACGAAAAGAGAGGACGGAAAGCTAACCAGAAAGAAGAACATAGATCCTAAAGTTCTCGAAAGTATTGCGAAGGAATACTCGGCTATCGATGGGTGGGGAATAGATGACTACCTACCGAACTATGAGCGCGGCAAGTACAAGATGCTGGTAGACGGGAAGCTCATCGGAGTCGGTCTAAGCCGCGCAGATGCGGAAAGGAAGGCGTTAAAGTTCTGGAAGGATCATCCAGACAAGCCAGAGATCTATCTGGATACTGAGTTCAGCTCCTATGATGTGGACGCGACAGGGCTGAGCCGGAACCAGTACTGGGCGATCCAGAGTAAGCTCAAAAAGGCCATCGAGAAAAAGATTAGTGGTCTGGAGAAGGGTGTAGCTACGGCTGTGGCCAGAGAGGCTATGGGAAAAGAGTTCATCATTAAGCCGACCTCAGTTTTTAGCCCGTTCACCAAGCCAAGAAATGAAGTATTCGCTGGTGAGGAGAATATCTTTCCAGTACTTTTTAAGTATGCCTATAGCATGGAAAAGAAGATGGCCCTCGATCCGATTTTGGAGGGGATTAGAAAAGATGCTGGAAAGATAAGTGATCCGAGGATCCGTGAGAATCTCCTTTCGTTAGCAGCAGATGTGAAGGGTCAGTATTGGCTAGAGGACAAGATCGCAGACGGGATTCTCGGCTGGGCATCCAAGGACTCTCGAAGATGGGAACCGAGTGGTAATGCAGCCAGTAGGTTTGTGAGATTCACAGGAACTATTGAGACGAACCTTAAGTTGGCCTATCGACCAGTAGCTGGGACAATTAACTTTGCTTCAGGTCAAGGACACATCTGGGTAAAGTTTGGTACGGTGAACTTAGCTAAGGGCTGGCAATTCTATCAGACTGCTGAAGGAAAGAGACTGCTTAATGATCTTCGTCCTATGCTCGGGCAGACCTTTGTTCAGGAGGGGACAGGAATGTCCCTTACAGGACCTCTCGAGAAGCTGGGAATCCTCAAGAAGGGCAGTAGTCCCCTCGGGAATGCACTCAAGGATATTGCTGAGCCTCTCGGAGTGTTTAGCGTAGCAGAGATTCCAAATCGAGATGTTGCAGCACTGACCAGCTACCTAGTTGCCAAGGAGGGTGGACTAGGTGAGGAGGCCGCGAAGGAATTCGCACTCCGGTCCACGTGGTTTACGGAGTTCACCTACAACACCGCGAGCTTGGGACAATTTATGAGACGACCCACAGGAAGGCTTCTCTTCAAGTTCAAACCCTACCTGGTCAAGGAACTCGAGTTTATTGGATCACTTAGAGATCCTGTGGAGATTGCCAGATACATCGCTTTACAGACAGCTCTCGCAGGTCCAAGAGGATTCATCTATTTGGCACGGTCTATCCCAGTTCTTAGTCTTGTCCTTCCTGCTATGTTTTGGGATAAGATTGAGGAGTGGGCAAATACCAACTATCCTAGGGCCAGTCGAGGCATTGGAGGATTCCTTGGCGTGGACATCACTGCTCCGGCTATGTTTCAGCTTCCACAGAGCGCAGCTGATTGGTTTGGACCTCTCGCATCGGACCTCTCCAAGATTCGGGCTGAGTGGAGTAAGATAATAGAGGGAGAAGAAGTTGGGTCTGGAAATCTTCGAAAGCTTGCTGGATCTATTGCGCCTGCACTCAAGTACTGGGGAAAGATCTGGGATCAGATAGTAGACAAAGATGGGTGGGTCAAGAATGAGAGAGGCCAGAGAGTCTATCACATAGACAACCAGGCTGCCTATCTAGCCAAGAATCTCGCCGCTGCGGAGGATCTTCCGGCTAGTCAGATCCGAACTGAGGAGAGAATCCTTAACGCAAGAGAGGCTACTCTGGACCAGAATAAGAAGAAGACTGTGGATCGAGTCCTGGACGCGGTCGAGGGCGGAGGAAAGATCTCAGACGGCCTTATGCAAGATATGGTCCGCTACAACGTACAGATGTCCTCGCTCCGAAGAGCCCAAAGATTCCGGGCTCTCGATGCGAAGACAAGAAAGATTCTCATGACTGAGATAAGCCGAAGGCCTGAAATTTTAGAGCTTTATCCTGAGCTGCCTGCACCACCTTAGTCTTGTTCCACGAAGGTTTTTCTCCATGAAGTCCGAATGGGTTCGCCTCTCTGGCTTGTGCCAGGGAGGTAGTCCATCGGTTTACGCAGTCCCAGCGAGGGAACTTACCTTCCCCATGCTTTGGATCTTCGAAAGCTAGAGAGTGGATCTTGATTCCGAAGAGAGTGGTAACCCCATTGTAAGTTGGGAGCTTGTGTAGTACTTGCTGGTTTACGGCTCGTGAGGTCCACTTGATCCAGGGACCTCCTTCGACATCTGTGTAGTACCACGGAAACGCACCTCGTGCCTGTTCGCCTCGTTTCATCTCTTTCCCTCCGGAAGGTCTAATCTCAACAGCATACAGAGAAGCTCTGCTATAGAGAATCCACACTCGTCTACAGCTCTTCGGTAGGCTGCATAGTCGAGAACTCGAACATGGACGAGAAGCTTCGACAGTCCTACAAGATCCGTGTCCAGGATCTCTGCGTATTCATAGGTCCGGCATCTCCACTGAGTGTGACTTGGTCGGGACCAGGGATCTTCTTTGGTGGTCTCGGCTAGGTATTGACACTGATCTTCCCCGTGTCCCTCAACGCAGAAGAGAGTATGGGTAGTCTCGATTGTAGTTTTTTCCTCAGCATCAAGGATTTCTTTTGGCTGCCTTTGTTCAATTTTTGAACGTAGGAGAGTCTCGATCTCCTCAGCATCAGCCTCTGTGAGATTTTTCTGCCTCAGTCTGGTAATCATCTCTTCTATCTTCATCGCTTCGCCTCACATGAGAGTAGCGTGTCCACAACTAGCATCTGGTCGTCCCAGGATAGGTATGGGTGTATTGGGAGGCTAAAGATTCGATCTGCACAGCTCTCGCTAACAGGAAAACTATCTGGATAGAACCCAAATCTCTGGAAAACTGGCTGAAGATGTAGAGGAATTGGATAGTAGACCCCTATCGGAATGTTCATTCGCTTAAACTTCTTTCTGATCTTTTCCTTCTGACGCGTGCTCGCTGCTAAGAGAGAGTATTGTGCCCAGGCACTTGTGCAGTCAGAAGGAACAAAGGGAAGCACAAAGCCAGCTCCAGAGAGAGCATCTGTATAGATATCAGCGACTCTGCTCCTGAGCTGCATCTCCTGGAGAAATATACTGAACTTAGCCTTGAGTATAGCAGCCTGAATAGTATCAAGTCTTCCATTAATTCCTAGTCGAACGCTCTCCAGCCTACTGTCTCCTCTTCCGTGCTCTCGAATAGATCGTAGAGCGGAGGCTAGGCTTGGATCTTCTGTGAAGCACATTCCGCCATCCCCATAGCAGCCTAGAGGCTTTGAGGGAAAGAAAGAAGTGCAGGAGATCGTGCCAAGAGATCCCGCCATCCGGTCTCCGTAACGTGATCCAAAGGACTGTGCGGCATCCTCAATCACCGATAGTCCCATACTAGATGCAATAGAGTTAAGTCTGTAATAGTCAGCAGGAAGCCCAAAAAGGTCAACGGAGATAATCGCACGAGGACGAAGGCCACAAGGGTTGGCGAAGAGTCTTCTAGCCGTCTCATAGAGTCTCTCTGAGTTGATATTAAAGGTCCTGGAATCAATATCAACGAAGATTGGTGTTGCTCCGAGCAGGCTGATAACCTCGGCGGTGGCAATGAAGGTGAATGGAGTAGTAAAGACCGCATCTCCCGGACCAATATCAAGAGCCATGAGGGCCATCAGCAGGGCATCTGTTCCCGAGGAGCATCCGATGGCATGGCTCACGCCTACATAGGCTGCCAGCATCTCCTCTATCTCCCTGACCTCTGGCCCCATTATGTACTGCCCGTGAGAGAGGACCTTCTGAATGTTCTCATCTATCTGCTCTTTGATCTTTGCTTGCTGAGTTGCCAAATCAACGAACGGAAAATCTTTCATATTCTCCTCCTAGAGCATCTTAAGTCCCGTGTCTGAGACCTCAAGAAAGGTCTCACCTTTTCCGTCCACTACTCTCCTCACGCAGCCCATAGAGAGCAGGGTTTGAACTACCTTCTCAAGGCCGAAAGAGTCCAGGTCATGGTAGAACCTTCGTTGGATCTCTGCCATAGCTACTGGATGTCCAGCAGAGGAGAGAACCCCAAGGATTCGGCTTACACTTTCGCTAGAGGGACTCTTTCCCACCCCAGAGAAAGCCCTTGGCATAGTGCGTTCAATGGAGCTCAAAATTTCCTTAGCCTTCTCGAAGTCCTTCTTTCTCACCACGCACTCGTTGGACCTGGCTGCGCTCAGAATAAGAGAGAGTTTCAACAGATGCAGAGGCCGGCGCTCAAAATACCCCCCAAATCTAAAGTCTTCAAAAGGTGGCCTAGACGCATCCGTACCATACCAAGATCCCCAAGCCTCGAACATATCATCTCCAATCTTAAACTCTCCGCTGAGGCCCGCAATCTGCTCTAGATCCGCGGCCAGGTCAACCTCCAGTGCCTGCTCATCGGAAGAGAGAAATGGGAAGGGGACGGTCTTGTACTTCTCACTTTCAAAAATAAAGATCATACGGCTAGTGAGACCACCACCTATAGCATCTCTCGGAAGAGTAGTCTGGAGCAGCTCTGGCGTGGTCGCCCCGATCAGATTTACCCACACTCCCGTGATCTCGTCTGTTCCCATGTTCTTGGTTCGGTATGTCCAGTTGTCTCGACAGTCATACCAGTCGCACAGGTCTGCCATGAGCTGCTGATTATTGTAGCCCAAGAAGACTGTGAGCTCTTGGGAGAAGATAGTCAGCGAGCTGTGCATATGAATGCTTCCAGTATCTATGTCTATACTGGAGTCATTCGAAGTTTTCAGCTCGCGAATTAGGGCCTCCCGAGTGATGCTCTCGGCACTAAGCTTAATCCCCATTCGATTGAGAAAGGGCATCCCCTGATTGAGGGCCGTCCCTTTTCTACACCGACCGCTGGGACCAACCAGAACTACGTACATGTTAGGATATATTCTCAGCGTCCCCCAGTTCAGAATACATTTCCTCCTCATCGAGGCCGCTATCACTGAGATACCCGTCCAAAGTCGGTATGACAGAGGGGGCTCCGAGTTTTCCGTATACAGAAGATAGGTGCTCAGCCAGTCCTCCAACCGTCGAGTAATCATTGATCTGAATATCCTCCATCTTCTTTTTTGCCAAGGACTTTCCGACCTTAGCGCCAACTGGAATTGTAAAAGTTCTCCCACGAAACTGGAGCGGCTTCTGGAGCTCGTCTCGAAGATTAGTGAGAATCTCAGCTCTCTGTTCGACCGGAAGCGAGCAAGGAAGCTGAAAGACCAGAGAGTCATGAACCTGGCTGAGAAGATCTACCTCACGAAATCTGGGCTCTCGATAGATCGGAATGATCCCCCGACGGTTGATTATGTCCGCTACAGTGCTCTGAGGAATCTGAGCATAGGCATCCCGAGCGACCTCTTCCACATCTCCCAAAAAGTATCGGCTCCGGCCAAAGAGGTTCGTAATGGTTCGACTCTCCCTGAGGGCTGCCCTTATCCAGGCGTGGTACTGGTGGACTCCAGGATAGCTTGCATGATAGCGGTCATAGACGAATTTTCCCTCAGTGTCCGTGATCTCGCACATCAGTGCAAAGGCACGGTAACCGAGATCATAATTAAATGAGTGATTGCTTTTTTTGCCCCAGAACCTTTCAGAGTAGACTCCACCTCCAATCGGGCACGAGCCAGCCTCATCTGAGATCTCGGCCACAGGTTTTCCAAAGATCAGCGCTGCGGTGAGACGGTGGAGATCTACCTTGACCTCAAAGGCGTGGATCATGTTTGGCTCAGGTGCGATATAGGCGACCAAACGATTCTCTGCCTGCTCAAGATCAAATACATAAAGGTCCATCCCCTCGTCTGCGATGACGAACTGGAGGAACTCGGGTGGAAGATTCTGCTCATTTCCCCCTCGGCCGAAGATATTCTTTGAGCTCGCAAGGCGTCCGGTCTTCGTGCCGATAGGATTAAACGCTGATCGCATCCGTCCATCTGAATCAAACTCCATCTCGTAGTAGGTTCCACGAAACTTTCGGAGCTTTCGGGCTCTGAGAATTAGTGAGGCCTCCTCAAAACCTTTCCTTGAGATCCGGCGTAGGGCCAGAGCATCCACAGAAACCGACCCGGTTTGCCGACTCTTATATGGAGTGAGTCCCTTCTTCTTATAGAAGTAATCCTGGAGCTGGGTTGAACTTCTTGGATTAAGGGCAAATCCGACCTTGGTGCAGAGTTCCTCCTCTAACCTTCCTTCTTCTTCTTCGGCATCTTTAGCGGCCTTTCTCAACCCTGCGACATCTATTCTCAGGCCTCGGGCCTGCATATAGGTGAGAGGCTCCAGAAGGGCAACCTGGGACTGGTAGGTCTCCTCGTTCCCGTGCCGAGTGATTATGGACTGTATCTTTGGCTCAGCCTCAGCAGGGCACACAGAGTCGCGGACCGAGTAGAGGCGGAAACTCTCATCACTCGCAGCCTTATTACTCCACTTCTTGAAGTCCTCCTTATAGTAGGGCTCCATTGTGTAGAAGCTAGTGATGAAGGCCAGAGATTTGGGAAGATCCGGGAAGGCGATACCCTGGGCCACCATCACGTCGTCGCAAGGTCGGACCCTAATCCCATACCTCAGGAAAAGAAAGGAGTTGTCGAAGCTCAGATTGACCCCGCTCTTAGTCACGTTTGGTGACTCCAGAAGGCGAGCTATCGCTCGCATTATCTCAGCTTCCTGAGGAATGGTGAAGTAGTCCTGGGAACCTTTCTGAAAGGGTATACACATCCCGTGGAGTGGCTCATGGGCGAAGCTCAGACAGTAGAGCTCTTCGTTCACCACCTCAATGTCGTACCAGATCTTCTCCTGAGTCAGTAGGAAGTCCAGGAACCCCAAGGCCTCCAGAAAAGACGGAGTCGTTACCAGGGTCCGGAAGGTGGTAGGGATCTCTGGTCGCCACATCTCACTAGCTGCTCTCCGAATATCTGCGGCGATGATATAGTTCAGCGCTGAGGGACTCAGGCCCTTTACGTTGGTGCCTCCACTCTTCTTCCACAGCTGGGCCGCAGGATGGACGACCGGAAGGATCTTACGCCCATGGATCTCCGGGACTCCTTCAAGAAAAGAGCCTCTCCACTTCATAATCCCCAGCTTTCGGCAGAGTGCCCAAAGTGCTACGCGACCTACCGCAACAACCAGATTGGCCGAGATCGAGTCTAGCTCATGGTAGAGAAGCTGTTCGTAGGCTAGATACTCGGCTGTCATCTTTGGAGTCGCTCCTGCGGTCTTGGAGAAGGTAATGAACTTCTCAATGTTGTTGTCAGGCGGACGCTCCTTGATGACATTTGTCAGGTAGCTAGAGGATCTCGAGATCCCGGCTGCCTGGGCGTACTGAGTGAGAATTCGTCCGCTCGGGCCGACAAAAGGCTCTCCGAGCTTATCTTCATGATAGCCGGGAGCTTCACCTACGAAGGCAATTTGGGAAGACGGATCTCCAAAAGGCCTGACTAGATGACTCATAACTTCTCCTTCCCATCTTCCATGATCTTCAAGAATATATCTCTCGTGAGCCTCACATCACTCAGTGCGTCGTGAGCATCTCCCACACGGGGAACTCGAAGCGCCTCGGCGACGGTATCGAGCTTGAAGTCTTTCATCTTGTGACGATCCCTCATGAGATACACGGCCGCTAGCACGGCCACATCCAGGACTGGCCAATGGAACCATGAGCCATAGAATCTGTCTCGATTCCGAGTCCACATAGAGCGAAGAAATCTATCATCAAATGCGAGCGCGTTATAGCCAACCATGAAGTATTTGTCAGTCCTCTGGTAGCAGTCCACGTACCGGCCAAGGTGACTCTTTAGCGATCCGAAGGCTGAAGAATAGGTATAGCCTGCATTAATCAGATCTATGGTCAGGCCATTGACCTTCAGGGCCTCTGGGACTATCTCGGCCTCCTTGAATGGCTGGACCAGAATGTTCCACTCAAGGTTGATCTTTCCATAACACTCGATGATACACGCGAGCTGGCAGATTGCGCTCTTCTCAGGGTCGAGTCCAGTAGTCTCAAGATCAAGATAGAAGTATTTCATTTGACTATGCCTCCTGTCTGTAGCTTCGATAGAGTGGAGGTCGGCTACTTGCGACCTTTACAGTGAACCCGTCCTTGTGCCCTTGGCTGTCGTCTATGCCAATACAGCTGAGACCCAGGTTCGCACACGCAAGGATCGTGTTACCCGAGCCGCAGCACGGAGCGAGAACTGACGCCCCTGGAACTCCGAAGACCCCAAGAAGTTCCATAATCAGCTCAATCGGACGCTCTGCGGGATGGACCTTGTTTTGAGGAGCAATCTGCTTGAAATCGAAGGTATTCGATCGACCTGGCCGCTGAATCTGTGCGGGACCTTTGCGCGCATAGAAGAACTCCTCATAAGAGTTAGCCAGATATATGTCCGGCTGGTTGGTCTGACTCTGACCAGACTTGACCCAGACTCCAGTAAGTCGATTCGTCTTGAACTCCTCAGAGATGAGAGCCTCATAGACGGTCTCTAGCCACGGCTCCTTGGCAAACCAGAGAATGAGCCAGCCAGAGCTCTTTAAGACTCGATAGCACTCATGAACAGCTTTTCTTGTCCACTCCTTATAGAGCTTTTCTGGTACGTCCCTGTAGTCATCCCAGTTCCCGGCGAAGCCCTGCTTTACGTAGGTGAGATCGATCCCGTAGGGTGGATCGAACTCAATCAGGTCCACCGAGCCGTCGGGGATTCGACTCATCACGTCGAAGATGTCTCCGACAATATAGTGGTCAATGAGACGCTGATGAATCTGCTCAGCGGGAGTCGTGGACTGACGCTCAGAGATGCGCTTAGCGAGCTCAGCTTTTACGATGCCTTCCTCCAAGGAGGAGAGTTTCTTCATGGCATCGGCTTTGTTTTTAGATTGAGCCAGGATAGGGAACTTTTCCAGCGCCTCGGCAAGCTTCAGATCCATAGAGACAGTTCCGGTGGAGGATCCGAGAAGGGCCGCTGTCTCCTTGATCCCCCAACCAGACGAGCCAGGAGTAGTAGAGATTCTCTCTCCATGAATCTCCTGCTGGAGCCGATGAATCTCGGCTTTGAGTTTGATCTCATCCTGAAAACTCATATCCTTTCGGATGATGTTCTCGTACAGCTCGATAGATCGCTGCTCAAGTTCGGAGATAGTCGACGGATAGATCCGAACCGGGACCTCTCTCAGTGAGGCCTTCTTTGCGGCTTCCAGTCTTCGGCCTCCAGCCAGGAGCTTGAAGCTCCCGTCTTCTCGAGCCATCACAGCGAGGGGCTGAATCATTCCCTCCTTCTTAAGTGAGACGATGAGGTCATCTATGTTCCCTACATCCTCACGAAAGCGTAGTCCAACCTCAATTGAGTCAGGTGAAACGATCTTTAACTCCATCATCTACCTCCCCATCTTCTTAAGAAATTCTGCAACTTGCTTAGGCTCAAGGCTTCCGAGAATAGCCTCAAGGCTGAGCTCTGCCTTGGGCCTGGCCTTAGGATTAGGCAGGCCGGAAGCCCTTCGATTAGAGGCCTTCTGAGTCCTTCGACTGAGCCGAATCTCTGTAAGGAGTTTTGAGAGCTCCTCCTCTCCCATAGAGGAGATACTTTCTTTAAGGTCATCTATGTTCATTTTGGCTTCCGTCTCCTTTCTTCAGCCGATCCAAGAGGACGTCTCTGGCTCGGATCTTTCCGGTAATCATAGCCGCAATGGCGATCTCGCCGTGCTCCTCAATCATATCAAGTACATCCGTGATGATTACTCGGAGGCACGGCCCAAGAAGTCCCCAAGGAAACAGGTCATGGATGCGCTTTTGGAGATCCTCGTCTATCTCCACGCTAAGGCGCGGTCGGTATTCAGCTGACATAGGCTTCACCTTCCTTCAATAATTGAACAAAGGGCAGGGAGCCGAAGCTCCCCACCCAATCCTTCGGGGCTTAGGCTCCCGTTACCCACCTACGAACTCGGTTGGACTTTCCGTAGGTCGGATCATCCTCCTCGTCCAGGATAGCCCAGCCAGAGGACCCGATGAGATCCCTGGTCGTGAAGCCCCGAGAAAGATCGATTCCGAAGGCCTCGGAGAAGGTCCTGAGCGCGAGCTTCTTGTTGTTTGCCTTCTTCGCATCGTCGTTTGCTCCGACGAGGAAGAGAGTGTGGTTGATGTCCTTCGCCTTGATATTCGACGGGACCGTGAGGCGCAGGAGGATCATCTTGGTCTCCTTGTTGTTCTTGGCCTCTCTGTACTCCGCATCGATGATCTGGACCTGGACCTCGCTGCCTGCCGGCATGATCTCCGGCTCGTACACATCGCTAAAATCGACCATGAAAGTGTCTTCGTTACTCATTTGGATCTCCTTCATTGCTAAGTTTAGGCTCTCCCAAGAAAGCCTTAGAGCATAGGTTTGTCTTCAGTAGGAAGGCCAGCCTTCTTTAGAAGCGCCTTGATGTCGGGCGTCTCATAGGTGGCGAACCTTCCGTCCTTTCCAATTCTCGTCCGAGCCCGTACTGCTCCGGTGTTCTTGGTGAGGATTCGGTACTCAGGCCCAGTAGCCTTAAACTCCGGGACCATATAGTAGACCTCGTCAAACAGGAGCGGAAGCCGGCCTCGAAGCGACTTGCCGATGAACTGCGGCCCAGTGTACATACGGCCCGTAGGCTCGTCTTTCTCCACCTCATCGTGGGCGATGATGAGCACGTCACAGGGGAGAGTCAGGACTTCCCGGATGGCGTTCTCAATCGTAGCCATGATAGGGTTATAGTCCTGTTGGTAGAGGAATCCTCCGATCCGCTTCTGTGCCTTCAAATACTCCCCGGTGACGCACATCGTCAAGGTCGTGATAGAATCGATGACATAAGTTCCGAGGTGAGGGAAGAGACCCTGCCGCTTTCGCTGGTGGAAAACTTTGTCCCAGAGAAGAGCCACTGAAGGATTCTTTGGATCCTCCATCTCAAATCGAGTATCTGCGATGATCCACCCGGCGTCGATCTGATCTCGATTAGTTTTGGTTCCTCCGGGATCAAATGAATCAACCAGTATCGGCCTTCGAGCAGTTCGGATAAGCTGCGTTTTGCCACTCCCTATACCTCCATAGACCAGCGCCTTGTACGAGGACTGCTGCTCTTGCTCGGAGTAAGCAGCCCGGACCTTGTCAATGTCCGCCTTGATGTCGAGAAAGGCCTTATCAGGCCCAGTCTCGACCCCGGCCCCGGCCGTAGTTTGGTTTTCTTCGCTCACGCTCATGCTGAGGCTCCTTTCCACAGATCTCTCGTCAGAAGTTCTAGGAGACGCAGTCGATCCTTCTCCGTAACTCTGATCCTTGCAGGTCCCATAACAACTCCACGAATCTCTATCTTTCCGCCATCAGAGATGTCGAACTTCGTCACCTGGAAAGAGTAGAGATCTTCTGGAAGGTAACCGCTCACCGGGACTCCCAAGACGAGATCTACATTTTTTCTTCGGCTCATATAACCTCCTTCTTAAAGATCAAAGATTACCTTCGCATTCTCACGCTCCTTTCTCGGGTCCCAGAACTTGATCTGAAATCCGAAGGGAGTCTCCGCGCACCTACGAAGTGGGTTGGCCCACGCCAGGCAGAAGTCAAAGTACGGACATCCGAAGTAATCTGTGCAGCTCTTCCGGTGCTGGGGGAAGGCCTCCAGAGAGGGATCATCTTCGCTAGCCTCGGCGAGGCGCCAGTAGTTCTCATAGATCTGATCGACGTGATAGTTCGCGTTCCAGAGCCATTGATTCATCATCTCGGGTCTCGGCCTAACAGGAACTCTATGATACTGCATCTTAGTCTTGTTGAAGACTGCTCCGTCGATCTCGACTCCCCAGACCTTCTCTCCCGGATAGAGACACCGAAGTGCGTGGTAGTAGGTCATCATCTGATCCGAGAGATGCCACTGATCTATCCAGGATCGAGAGAGCTGGCCCGCCGTCTTGAAGTCCCGAGCTCGGATGAGTCCTTCCATCTCCAGAATAGCGTCCATTCGGAAGTGAAGGACTCGGTGTTGTGAGATCGGAACTGATCCGGCGATCTCTGTGTAGAGCGGAACGAAGCACTCTCCAGAGTACTCCTGAACCCACTGAACCAGAGCCGGAAGTGCCCGAGCCGGATTCTTCGGTGCGTGGCTGTCATCAAGCTCAGGGCCAAAGAAGCGGCGGTAGTACTCCGTAAGGAGCCCATGAGCCTCGATGATGGCGGTCTTAACCGAATACCCTGGCTCAGCCAGCTTCCATGTTAGGTGCTCCATTGCCAAGTGCCACGCGGAACCGAACTCCAAGTGAATAGAGTTTCCACTCGGTGACCAGCCTAGAACGTACTGGTAGAAGTACCTCCGCGGGCACTCGGTGAAGGTTGAGAGCTTCGACGGGTCCACTACCCACCATGACGGGTGCTCATGTATCATTCAGACACCCTCCTCGCATCGATCTGACTTGTGTTTCGGACCTTGTTAATCCTAATCTCCTGCATATTTCCCCCTCCTCTAATTATCCTAGTGAAAGTGGCTGAGTGCGTCATGAAGAAGAAAGACGTTTGAAGGCCTCACTCCTCTCCCCTCGAGGATCTCCGCGTACATCCGAAAGTAAAGACTGTTCATATCTACGGAGGCGAGATCATAAACTACTTCCCCGGCTGCATCAAGAAGCGCTCGTTCCTCCTTACCTTCGGAACGAATCGAGCAGTCTGCCCTCGCGAAGCATCTCTGAGCCAGATCTATATAGTGAATGAAGAACTCAGCGAGAATCCCTCCGGACTCTCTAACACTATCTCTCCAGCCAGAGAGACCCTCGGGCCGAACAAAGATGACCCTCACCACGTCTACCTCTGATTCTGGCAGATCCTCCAAGAACCTGAACGGGAGGCAGATGTTTACTCGATCGTCGTCGATGAGCGGCTCCCATGGAAGGACTGCCGGCTTCTCCACGATCACCTTCGACCCACGCTGGAGAGCCCACTTAGTCTGAGATCGATGAAGATAGTTGGGACTCGCGATCACCACATAGTCCGTATACGAAAAGTAGTCAGGGAGGTGCGGCTCTCTGAGCGGATCGCTCTTCGGATCATAGATCCAGGAGATCTTACCTCCCACGGAGGCTATTACCGACTTGTGCCGCTGAGCGCAGCTCCCATCTCCAAGAAGTCCAAAAGTGTTTCTCATAGCTATTCTCCTATCGCGGATACGGTAACGTCAAGAAAGAGCTCTTCTTTGATCTGAAGGATAACGAAGTTCCGCTTTACTCCGCTAAACCTCTGTCGAATCGACCCAGGGGTAGAGCTCCTCATAGAGGCAACCTTTGCAGTCAGCGCGAGATATGCTCCTCGCGGAGACATAGCCCTTGTCCAGCAGACGGCTACTTCGCCGGAGAAGCTAAACTCGCCCCGAAAGAGCTTTTTCTTCGTCGAGTCCAAGTTTTCTCTCCTTCATCTTGGCCCTCAGGGCCTTGAAGGCCTGAGGAATCGTTCTGCCCTGGACGAAGAGGGCGTCGTCTTCCCCTACTCTCTGCCCGATGTAGATCTCAAAGACATCGCCTTTCCCCCAGGAGATGATGCCCATTCGAAGTGAGCAGGCCCGACCGTTGGCCGTCTTCTTTATCCGCTCATAGGCGGATCGAAGATCCTCTTCCAGAGAAGATTTCTTTTTCACCTTTTTGCCTCCGTTACCCTGGTAAAGACTCTGCGAAGCAGATAGCTCCGAATCAACGAGATCGCCGTGAACCAGAGGCTGATCCAGAGATTGGTTCTCAGAGTCGTGTGGATGGAGAAGATAGGGAATAGCACTAGCTGGCTCGCCAGAGCTACTCCCCATCCCACTAGCACGTTCACACCGCTCTCAAGTACACTGTGCTTCTTAGTCTGCATACCCATCATCCTCATCCAAGGTGTCGCCCAAAGAGTTCTCAGAGCTCACTGCTCCGAGTTTAGATGACTGAAGCAGACCTTTGTGCACAGGAAAGCGAGGAACGCCCCTAAGAGACGTGAGATTCTGGTAGGCTACCTGAAGATACTGGCCCGGGAGAGTCTCACGAATCTTCCACAACTGCTCACGCTCCTCCCTCGTGAAGCCCGATCCAACGAAGAAGACCTCCTCATCAGAGATACAGGCAATGGAGCCAAGAGTCCCCTTAGGAGACCCGAACTGATCTATTTCTTCCGTAGTTCCGACGATTCGATAGATGTCCTTTTTCTTCGGCTTGAACTTCATTACGAAGGTGGACCGGCGCCGAACATAGGGGGCAAGTAGATGCCTCAGGATGAATCCCTCATAACCTCTGCGCATGAAGGATTCGTACTCTCGCATGATTTCATCTAGCGTCTCCACGACCTTTATCGGAACTATCTGAATCACGGGTCGGTGAAGGACTCCAAACCGAAGTTGGTTCTGCACATCTACGACAAGATCAATGAGTCGAAGATCCTGACGCTGAACCTCATCAACGAGATCAAAGACATGAAACTCGACTTCTTCGCTCTCTGGGTGGAGGTTTTTCTCTCGCGAGACACGGGAGAATATCTCCTCAAAGGACTTCCCGTGAATGTAAAGTTCCCCATCCAGCTCGAGGCCCGGAGTCAGCCCAATAGACGAGAGCTGTCGATTGATGTGAGGAACGGAGACGATCTCATTGAGCTCTGAGCTTATGAGAGTAACCGTCTCTTTTTTGATCAGTGCTCGACACCTGACTCCGTCCAGCTTAGGCTGAATGATCCAGGGCGGCTTCCACTTGGCGAGACGCTTCTCTTCAAATGGATAGCACAACATGATACCAGATCGTTTGGTAGTCATACCTTGTCTCCCCTTAACGAAAGTATGTGAGCAGCGATGTAGGCTATGGCACCAAGTAGCTCAGCTACGGCTCTTTCGCCCGAGATGCGCTGAGACTCGTGGATCTTCTTCACCGCCTGTCCGAGCTGAAAGCTCGTAAAGTGCCGCTCGATCCACATTATGGGCTGATGCTCAAAGGGGAGATTCTCTGCATGGCGCTCTCGACCTTTTCCAAGAGCTGCCTGATGGAAGGCCTCGGAGAGAATCTCTGAGAGCTTAAGATAGTTGTTCAGCTCCTGATTCGGCTCCTGGTCGCTGGCGCTTTTAGTCTGCATCTTTCCTCCATGCCACGCCATTGTGGCTCCTCGTTGAAGATGAAAAAGGGAGAGTAGAGACTAGAGTTCCACTCTCCCTTAGGCTGGTTACGCCGATGCGCCTTTGAACTTCTCCATGAGGGCATCGAGGATCTTGGACTGCTCTTCCGCGTCGAGAGCGCCGAACTTGCCCATGAGGGCGCCGACCGGATCTACGCTGCGCGTGATGGCTACGCCCGGCTTCCAGTCCTTCAGGAGGACCGAGATCTCTTCCGGCGTCTTTCCGCCGTCCATGAAGCGCCGAATAGCGGCCTGGGCAGTGATAGTCGCTGCACGTTTGAAGTTGCTGAAGACAACCTCGGCGCCGAACTTGGCAACCGCGTCTTCGACATTCTCACCGAGGTCAACCAGAATAGTCGTGCTTCTCTTCTCTCCGCCGATTTCCTTTGCTGCGGTGATCTCTTCCATAATTTCTCCTCTCGTTTTCTTTGCAGCCTTACCAGAGGCTGAGCTGTTCGGGCACCATGCCCGATTGATGAGTGACCGTACCATGGGCCGAATGAGACGACAACCCACAATTGCCCGCCGCCCCTTCCCCTACACCCGTCTCAGTATATGGGAGACGTGATAGAAGAAGGAGATAGGAGAGCTCCAATTTCTCTCGGCTCCACCGAGAAATCTCAAGTCGGCACTTTGAGCACCTAGAGCAGTGCGTGGAGACCTCCAGGGTCTTCGCTCCACGGAAGCCCAGAGTAGAGATTTCACCTCCTTTCTCGATTACGCTGATGAACTCTCCGCGTGTGATCTCACACCGCGAGACCCATCGAGAGCCGCAGTGTAGGCAGGTGTAGTGCCGGATATAGGTGGTGTACTTCCTGACCTGCCCGTGGGAGGACTTAGCGGGGCTCCGAAGCTTCAGAGCCTTCAGAAGTTCCCAGGCTAGCCCAGAAGCGCTCTCGTCGCTGAGAAGGTCCTTAAATGTCTGGTCCATTGGATCACCTTCGTTCAATTTTTGAACGTAGGCGAGGCTACTCCTCGCTCCCACGTCCAGGTACCCCGAGGTCTATGCGTGAGCCCGAGTAGAGCTGATCTCGGCACACGCTTGAGAAAATCCTTCACTGAGACTACTCCGAACTCGCCGGTGTGAATCTCCATAATGGTGACCTCGCCCCCTCCTGCGAATACATAGGTGACAATATACGCGGTATGCAGGTCATCACTACAAAAGAGATCTCCAGACTGAACCTTGATGGGAGGATTCTTTTCTGCCAAGAACTCTTTGTCGATGAGCCAGGCTAGCCAGACGGGCTCGGAGTAGATCTTTTCCATGTCCTCTGGCCTGACGGCCTCGTCGAACTCATAACTACGCTCGAGAAAGAAGTAGTCCAGCACTCTGAGAATCTCTTCTCGGCAGGCCCCCTCCTTCATCACCTCCTTCAGGGTGATTTTCCGGAGCGTCTCGTATATCGGATCGGGACGCTCTAGCTGAGGCTCGAGGATGAAATAGGGGAAGTACCACCCCTCGCATCTAATTCTGTCTTCGCAGATTGCCTCAATAGTGAGGATTTCTCCAACGTACTTGTCCATCTTTGGCACCCATACTGTACTCCATCCGCCCTCATAGTCGACGGCTCTTCTGGTTACTTTTACCTTCTGGCCGACCTTTAGGCCGGACCTGCTCTGGCGATAGGCATACTCGGACGTTTTTCGAAGTACGAAGTACGGGAAGAGAAACCATTCTAACATTACGCCTTCCTTGGTCACGTAGCTGACCTCGTACATCTTTCCGACAGAGGAGTTCATGGACGGTGTCCATGTAGTAGGCCAGTCACCCTCTCCTTCCTTGGCCACCCGCTCCACCAGAACGAAGTCACCTGCCTTGATTCCGCTTTCCCTTTGTGCCCGTGCATAGACCGTCTCATCCATAGTTCTTCTCCTCCTCCATCCTCGCGAGCCGCTCTAGCTCGCTTTCTTCAGGCTCCTCGGGGAGCCTCCAGTTTGGATCAAAGCTCGGCTCCTCAAGAATCTCGCAGAGAGACTCTTGGAGAGCTCGAACTTCATCCAGTCTGCTCTCGCAGACCTTCTTGTTTCGGCACCTCTTACAGATAGCCATTTCTCAGTCCTTTATAAATCCCTGCTCACACAGCCACCTCTGCCATGTAGGCTCCTCTACAACCCTAGCCAAATCAGGCGCTAGTATCTCTTCGTCCCACTCGTACTCCAGGGAGAGAAAGTAGTGCTGGACAAACCTTCTGTACTCTCTGGCGCATGGAGACTTGCTGGCCACTGTCGCAAGGGAGATGGTCTTCAGCACCCTGAACTTAGGGACGGAGAGATTTTTTTCCAGCACGAAGTAGGGAAAGCTGTAACTGTTCCCGATTCGGATACCGTACTCGTGGAGTGCCGTTACCCGAAAGGCGCGGCCTCCGACGTACCTGTTCATATCTTCCGTCCAACTGTTGTCCCAGCCGTCCTCACCAGTCTGGGCACTCCTAGTCACTCGGACTACGTCATGTTCCCTGAGTCCGCATGCCTCCTGCCTTTTTAGGTAGTTCTCTTTCTCGCTCATACCTCCTCCTTCCCCACCAGCAGCCACTTCGACTGCACCTCTATCCCCTCGTACTCAGGGAGATAGGACCAATGCATCCGGGCGATTTTGAGGGCGAAGTCGCGACGGGGAATATCGTGGCGCTGTCTGAACCCAGCCCACCTGCCGAAGTGGGCGACTTTTGCCGATCCGCTCTCACAAATAGGAGGAACCTTCATCTCATTATCTCTAAGTTCCTCTGCCTCTTTTCGCCACTCGTCGGCGGGGCAGTAACAGCAGTAGTACTCGCCGTCACCGGCTGCCTGTGCAGAGATATCGCAGGCCACGCAAGCATCTTTAAACACCTTCATCCCCTCCGGCTTTTCCTGAAGGTCGTCTCTGTAGATCTCCATCCAGCACTTCACGTGGATCTCGTGGAGCTTGGCAAATTCGTCTTTGGTCATGGTCTATCCCTCCATCTCCCTGTGTACCGGGTGCCGGTAGGGGTGCTCCGGCACGTCGTCGGCCAGGGCCTCCAGGCGGGCGGTCATCTCCGCCATAGCGCTAGTCAGCCTGTCCAGGGCCGCCAACAACTCTCCCGCTGCCTCTGCGGAGATGGCGTCTCCGGCGGCGACTCTGGCGTGTAGGTCTGATAGGATCATGGGGTGACCTCCCGCGGCCCCCGGCGTCGCTACTCGCTCCCTTTCCTGGATCTCCGCGATCCGCTGCCTTGCCTTGTCGTCCATACTACCACCTCCCGTCCACGGGTTCGTAGGTCGCCTCGAAGATGTCCGGCTTGCAGGGATATAGCTCTCCCTTGACGCCCCTGATGACCCAGTCTCCCTCTACGCCGCACATGACGCCTTCGAGAGTAGGGATAAGAAGGCCCATCCTTTCCGATGTCGCATCGTCGGGAAGCGGCCGACCATCCTCTCCTATGTAGCACCCCTGCGGCTTGCCGTCTGATAGCCTCCCCACCCCCACGAAATCACACATTTCGTCCCAGGTTTCCCAGAGCAGTTGCACTGCTTCTATTTCCACCGGTTTCTTCCTGAATTTCATACTTTCACCTCTCGCCCTCCTAAGAAAGGGCCGCCGCCGGAGGGTTGCGGTGACCCCGGCCCCGTGGTGGCGGCCTAGTCTGTTAAAAGGGGGAACCGCTGGGACCGGCAGCGGCACCCCCACCGGGGAAGGAGTCAAAAGCCGGGTTAAAACGGAACGTCGTCGTCCACCTCCCCCACCGCCTCCGGGTTCTCACCGGCGTTGCGGAGATGGCGTCTCCGGCGGCGACTCGGGCACGCAGGTCGGTTAGGGTCATGGGCGGTCCCCTCTACCCATTTCCACCTGGATCTGTGACTTAAGGAGGTCGATCGTGTTCTGGACTGCCCTCATCAGCACCTCTGGCTTGATTTCGAACGGGTAGACGCTCCCAGTCCTCGCTATGCAGGACATGACGGAGTCAACGACCGTCTCGATTACGTCGATCAGGTTCACATCTTCCGGCACGCCGTTTTCGGCATGCAGGTGATGACGGGTGACCATGCAGTGATTGTCCCACCATCCCCTTTCTCTAAAGGAGGTGATGAAATCAGAATGAAATCGGTCAAGTGTTGATAACTCATCGCTATCGTGCACCGCTGCTGCCGATTTTAGCAGCTCTCCGAAGAACTGTAGGCCTTCTCTCACGTCTGAGATGTGCTGACAGCTATTATCGCGAAGCTGCCGCTTGCTGACCTTGGAAAAATCACAGCCTGCTATTAGACTCTTCTTAATGACAATCATCTCTTATCTTCTCCTTTCCTCCCCTACGTTCAATTATTGAACGTAGTTCATTCTAGTTTCCAGCCCTTAAAGGGACCTTCGGGGATCTCCACCAGAGGTGGAAGTCCCAGAGAGTCTCGGAACTCGTTGATTGCCCCTAGTGTCTCCGCTGGTCCCATCACCAGGCCACTTACGGTGGCCTCACCGCTCTTCGAGCCCTTGACACGGAGGTTAGCCAGATACTCGGGATTGAGCCCCTCGGCCAAGATGGCCTCGCTCTGGGCTGCTCGAATGAGTGCCCTTCGAGGACCTCTGCCCACGTTGAGCTCACCGACTCCGGCTCGGCTCATGTACTCTTGAGCTTCGCCCAAGGTGCCGAATCTCCTCATTTGACCTGAGCCCTCGAGACTGGCTGCGAGCAGCTCGGTCGTCTTCCATATCAGGTCCGAGCGACTCTGCGGCGTGAGCCCCTTCTCCACTAAGAATCGGTGGAGCGAAGCCACTGTCACATAGTCCACTCGCGCCTGTACTACGGCAGTTTTTTCCATTGGTTTCCTCCCCTCATGAATTGTATGCAATACCGTGACATACAAATCATGAGGCGCCAACCCACAATGTGGTCCGCCACCCTACCTCACGATCCGGCAGTACTCTGGAAGAAGATAGATGTCGTACTCCTCGTCGTCGTCTTCTCCCTTCTCCGTTCGCTGGTACTTTGCACCGACCTCATCTAGACCACTGTGAGACGTGTCGGCGAGAACAGCAACGAGCCTCGTTGAGTGCTCGCTGGCTGGCCAGACACCTATCCAGGATTGCTCTTCTTCGCCTACTACTACCCTCATGCTTTCCTACCTCCCTTCTACTGGAATCTTCTTCACCTTTCCTGATCGGCCTCGCGGCCGAAACTTGTCGGCCCGTGCCACTCTCTTGAAGGTCTTCTTGATGGCCTCAGTTTTCTCTCTGAGATCCGCCAAGATCTCTCGGTCGATCAATCGGTTCATCTCCTTTTCTCCTCACTCGGCGGCATGGTCCTATCCCTCAATCACCCGCACTGCGTAGGTGCGGACTCCGGTCATGTACTGCCGCACCTCGGCGGCGGACAGCTCGCGTCCCCGTGCCTCCGGGGGCAGGTCCAGGGCCACCTCAGTCACGCTCTCGCACTCCGCCGCCAAGGACAACGGCAGGACTCCCGCGACGTGTTTGCCCCGCACGTCCTCCGGGGTGGCGTGGGATATGACCTCGACGCAGGGAGCCGCAATCCCCTGCTCGGCGAGGACGGTCACCAGGCCGGGGTGACGGGTGACGATCAGGTCTACCGGGGGCGGTTGGCGTACCCGTGGGTCACTGGCAGGGGCGGCAGGATCATCTCGATCTCGGCCCTCTCGCGCTCGTCGCAGTACTCCTGGTCCAGGTCGGCCAGGCCAGCCAGGACTTCCGGGCCGGAGGATCGTCCGCTACGTCCGGGTTCTCGACAGGCGGGAAATACACACTGTCGCTCTCCCCAAACTCTCCTCCGAGACGCCCAGCCAGGCGCTCGGAGAAATCAACGAACTCCGCTTCACTATCAAAGTACCTCATGTTCGTCCCTCCTCTATTTCCTCCCGAGCCCGAGCTCGAGGGCTATTCCTAGCAGGATCTCTGCCAGTATGGCCCAGCTCTCTATGTCCATCTCCCGCCTCCTAGCCCTAGGCTATTCCTACTTCTGGCTTCCTTTCCGTCCTAAGACAGAAATCTCCTTGAACTTTACCTTTCCCTGGAACTCCTCTTTAAGGAGGAATTTCAGGAGGTGGGCGAAGTCCCGAAATCCGTAGTCGTTGAGATAGCTTTTCAGCTTCTCGGCCTCTGAGATGGTCATCTGAAAGTTAACCTTCATCTCTTTCCTCCTGCTTTGAATTTTGGAGGGCAGGGAGGATTTGCACCTCCCACAACGGCCGCATCTCCTGCCGACAAGTCTGGTGGCGTTCTCTGGGACCTTCTCGCGCTTCCCCAGAGGGAGAGCTACTCCCGCTCCAGTAATCTTTCGGCCACCTAATGCAGCCTGGCACCTAGCCTGCCCATAAGTTCTGTTGTAATCCCTGTACGGTTTGTACGTTTTGTATTGGGGTCGGTCTCTTCCCCGTCCATTCGTCCGTGGAGCTGAAGAAGAAGGAGTTCCCTTCATCTAGGAAAGGTCATTACTATTAGAGATTTTTTTTTAATAGTAGTGACTCCTCTCCTCATCCCCTTCTCGACGCGCTCCGGGGACCGGATTCGGGAATGGGGGGGAGGGAGGCCGACCCCAATACAAACCGTACAATCGTTACACGGTTACAATTCGTGAGTCGGAAGCGCTTTAGCGCTCCGCCCCGTGCCCGTGTAGGTGGGTCTCTTCCCCTAGCTTCGGGCTCATCTTCTCTGTCCTGGGCACCTCAGAAGTTGGTGCTAGTTGTCTTCTTCTTCCTCAGGCCCGTCTCCGAGGAGCGCCTTCAGTGCCTCGAAGGCAGCTTCTGCCGATCCGAACTTCCTCACAAGTGCCTGGGCCTTCTCGAGCCCGAATCCCTTCACGAGGGCCGCCTGTGCATCCATTTGGACGGATGTCCCCCGGACTCCCGGTTTCGGGACGACCCAGGAGTCCTCGAAGGGGACCGACCCGTCCTTTCGGTACGAGCCCTGGCGCTTGATTACCAAGGCTCCGAGTGCATACTCGAGGACATCTTCCCAGTTCAACTGGGTAAGGTCCAGTCGGAGTTTTGTGACCTCCGGCTTGGCTCCTGCTCTCACCCGCGTCGAGAAGACCTTCACTCTTGACTCGGGCACTCCCGCCGCTGTAATCCTTCCGTTCTCTTCCATGAGCTTTCCCTTTCCGGGGCGTGATGCCCCTTGAGGTGCCCACGATAGAGAAGATGAACTAAGTGTGCCGATGCGAGTTCGGCACAGACTCCATATTCAGTTGTCAACGAGCCCTGCTCGGTTGGTGGCCTATTACCGGTGGCCAGCCGTCCGGCACCGAGGTGCCGTTCCCAACCGTCGAAAACATCATACCTCATCCCATCCCGTATGTCAAGTTTTGGCCCCCGGCCCTGTGGGATTGGGACCTATGGTTGGCGCACAAAGGTAGCTGGAGATTTTACAAGTACTTTTCATATGTGGGACATTGAGGCCCTTGGCCTTGCGGCCAGCCATAGGGAGCGGCACGGTCCCTCGGCCACGGTCGCACCTTCGTTCAAAAATTGAAGCTAGGTGGGCGAGTCTAGGACCGGTTCCTCACATATTTGGGGGTTGCATAGGAGGCCTTTCTATGTCACTGTGGCGGAAAGGAGAACCTAGATGGGACGCCATCCGACAGGAAAGAGAAAGTACAACATTGAGCACCTTTGGGACCAGCACCACGAGATCATGCGTCTCGCGGTGATGGGAATGAAGAGCGTGGATATAGCGGCACAGCTGGGAGTCTCGGAGGTGATGGTCAGCTACACGCTAAACTCGCCTCTGGCGATGAGGCAGTTGGATCTCTTGAGGGCCACTCGAGATGCCGGGGCAGTGGATGTGGCCAAGCGGATCAAGGAACTGGCCGCACTAGCGGTGGAGAAGCTGGAGCCTATTCTTGAGGACGGGAGCGAGTCAAATAAGCTCAAGGCTATCTTTGGTCTTCTTGATCGGGCCGGGCATGCGCCAGTCCAGAGGTTCCAGGGGTCGATGGCAGTGCTGACGAAAGACGACATTATGGAGATTCGGGACCGGGCACGGATGATAGGTGCGCTGGCTGAAGCTCCACTGATCGAGGCCTAGTGGCGACCGGAGGGAGCGTGGCAGGCAGGCAGGCAGGCAAATCAGGACCACGAGTGCAGCGGCCAGCGGGGCGCTAAGGAGTTTTTGTGGCAGACGTTGAGTGTTACATAGGTGGGATCGGTCCCTACGTCTACGACGACGCTGACCCGGATACTCCGTGTGCCTTGGTAGACAATGGAGTGGCCATCAATGGATCTACGGTGGTCTCGCTTGTCTCTACGTCGGCGACTAGTGTGGCGACTAGTGCAGCGACCAGTGCAGTAAGCATCACTGCGAGCGTGGCACTCTCGAATACAGACAGCTCAAACCTTCAACATTCGACGGCCGAGAGTACAATTACGTCTCAAAACTCCGTAGACCAGAGTATTGCTCTGAGTGCGTCTCTCTCGGGAGACAAGGCTAGTTCGATTTCTACCTCAGCGGCTAAGACGGTGGCTATTAGTGCTGCAACTAGCGCCTCAGGAAGCACGGCCTCGATAGCACAGAGTAAGGTAGCCAGTTCTGTTCTTCAGCACTCAGGGGCAGACAGCTCAGTTTTATCTCAGAACTCAATACAGACTTCTTCTATGGGAAGTCAGTCAGTCTCTGCGTCGCTCTCAAGTTCTAAGGTGGCCTCGGAGGATCTTAGCTGGTCGAGCAGTTCGGTAGTCTCAGAGTCAGCAGTCATATCTGAGCTAGACTCTACTACAGGGAGTGCGACACTTTCGTCCTCAAAA